ACAAGATATTGAAGCCGTGACAGGAGAGCGATTGACTTCTGGTTTAGGTATGGGTGTTCGAGAAGCATTAGGTCCTCAAGTAGAGACAATGACAGAATTAGCAGAGGGAAAGCCTTTCTATGAACTGACCCCGATGCAAATGACCGATGCAGCATTTGCCGTGATTGATACGATTGATGTTTTTGGTGTAACAGAATTAGTACGAAGAGGTTTAACCGCTGGTGTAAAAGCCTTAGCAGAAAAAATTGCGAACGCAACAACCCGACAAGAAAAAATAGACATCGCTGTTCAAGACTCTCGTGGTTTAATGTTACTGAATGAAGAGTTGAATAAAATTAAAACAAAAGCAACAGGTGAGCCCAATGATGACATGTTGCCTTCATCGATGATCGATGGAGAGCGTGTTGCTAATTTAACAGGATTTAAAGGACGACCAGAGAGCACTTCAGCTAATAGACAGAAGCTAATGGATCATTTTAACAAGATTAGCAAAGACAAACCTGAGGGCTTTACAAAAAGAGAATTCATAGAAGAAGCTCAAAAAGTTTTTCCTGAATTAAATTTTAATCAATTAAATAGTTTATATTTAGGTCGTAAATATGTTGACGGAAAACCAAAAGAAACATTTCCTTTTCAAAAGTTCATGGTCAAAGGATCAGCAGGTAAAGACTATGAGCCTGCAGGAAGTCTTGTAGAAAGAAATATTAGCCAACGCTCTGAGGTTTTAGATAATCTTGCACTTTTAGATAATGAGCTTGGAAAGAATCCGCCGAGTCAAATGATATCACCAGGTAAAGCAGCCGAAATCCAACAATCTGTAACTGGTTCAAAAACAAGAATAAAAAATATTACGGAATATGCTAAAGCGTATCCAAACAGTAATATTGCAAAATATGTCAAAGACCCACAAAAACCAGGTGGTGAACAATTAACAGATGACATGATAAAATCACTTCAAGAAGAATATGATGAGTTTCAGGATTTTGTCCCTCTTAACCGTGCCTCTACAATTACAGGTATTCGTCCAACCACCTTTAGAAGATTATGGGAAAAAAATGAAAAAAATCTTAAAGACCTCGTTGCACCTAAACAATCTAAAGGAAGGGAAAGAAATTTTATATCTACATTTATATCACCAGCAAATCCTAAAACGGCTTCATTAACAGATCAAGCAAATCACACTATGTTCTACGATGCCTATCGCTCAGGTAAGTTTGGAACGAAAGATCAATTTGCAGAATTTATGGAAGAAAGAGGCATTATACCAAAAAAGATTTGGTCGCCAAAAGACAAAGCATATATCGATAATCCAGCGTATCAAAAAAATAACCCTCAATTTGTACAAGAAAACAATTTTAATAAACAAAAACTTTTTGCTGATCTAGTTGCTGATTTAGATGAGGGTATTGTTTCGTACTCGAAACTAAAACAAAAAATACAAAAACGTAATGACCTTACAAAATTTACCAAAGAAGCATTTATTGATTTTGTCAACAAGAACCAAGAGTTTAAAGAACAATTTGTGAAAGAATACAAACGAACAATCGGTAATAAATTTGGAGATGACGCCGAACAAATGGCTGCGGATTTTGCAAGAGTGTTTGCAGGACACATGGCACACATAGCTCCTATTGCGAAATTCAAAGGAACCGCTAAAAGACCGTCTCAACAATTTAAACTCTCTCCTGCTATGAGAGGATTGTTTAATAATCCAGAATTTTATCGTATTAATCTCGGTTTTGATAATATTGCTCTTCAGCCAAGACAAGAAAATATTTTGAAAAAGAGTGTAAAAAACATTGGTAAAGAAGTTGATGTAAAAAACGCTGTGAATCAAATCATTAAAATAAATAAAAAAATGTTAGATGATAATCAATCTGTACTACTTGAGTTTAAACCAGGTGAATTATCTGATGAAGCCATAGAAAAAATAAATAAAAAATTAACACCTAAGTTGGGTTTTCCTGCAGTGTATAAAGGAGAAGATGGTAAGATAGATTTATTTTTGGGTACTGATAGAGATATGTCTTTAGAAGAATTACAAACAATGTTTTTAAAAAGGTTAAACAAGTTTAAGAAAAATCCAAAAGACTTTAAGATATCACAGCAAAGACCGGAAGGTTCTAAAGTGGAGGATGAGGATTTAGTTTTTGGTAGTGCTCCTTACATAAGAAAAAACTTTCCTTTAAATTTTAAACAAGGTGGTCCTGTTAAAATGGCCATTGGTGGTGATCCGTTAGAAAATCTTAATCAACAACAGTTCTCAGCCGATCCTGCCTTTGAAGGAGAAGATTATTTTAGTCAAGCTGTTGAATCAGGAAACTTACAAGCCTTTAATCCAATCAGACTATTTAATATTTTCGGTAAGTCTAAAGGTGTAGTGACACCAAAAGATATTCAGCCAACCATGCTACCCAGTCCAGGTGCTACGGATGAATTAACTCCAGCTCTTATTTCACCCGTAGAGAGAAATGATTTTCCTTTTCAATCTTTTACCCTAGAAAAAATGATGAGCCCGAATGCACCCAACGCTGCAAAACCACAAGCATGGGCAGATTTTTTAATGGGTGGTCAACAAGCACCTTTATCTGAAATTAAAGATTCAGGATTAGAGCAATTCTTACGTGATTATGAAAAATTTTTTCCCGATGAAAAAGTAACAAGACAACAATTGATTGACTATTATCAGGAGTCACCGATTGGTAATTTAAATGTCATTGTGAAAAATGAAAATCCACGAAGTATTGCAGAAGCAGATGAATTAACTCCTGATCAAGAAGATTTTGTTCGTTATGGAAATGCAATGGGATTACCTAAACACAAAAATGCGGGTAGTCAACCGCTTGATGAAGTAGGAAAAAACTATCGAAACGTAATTGTTCAAGCAGGTTCTATACCAGGCGAGTCAAAAGCTTTTGTTGAAAGTGGCCATTTTGACGATCCTAATATTATTGCGTTTACTCGTGTTGCTGATTATGCAGGACCAGAGGGTCAGAAGATTGCTGTCATTCAAGAACTACAAACTGACATGTTAACGAGTTTAAGAAAAGAACAAGAACGTATTGATGCCATGCTGAAAAGATTAGACAAAGCAGAACAGAAACTTCGTATAGAAGCACAGTCGACAGATCCTTACGTTTCAGCCAATGCAATAAATCGATTAGAAGAATTAAATAAAATGATGTCTACACAACAAAAGGAAATATTAAAAGAAACAAAAGGCATAAAACCATTTCCTAATGCAGCGGGTAAGGGTTTAATTCCCCGATACTCTGAGCAATTGACAGGTTTACAGAAATTAATTGATGATGAGATGAAAGCTCGTGTGGCACAGGATATGCCTTATGTTGATGAAAAGATTTTTGACATCTCACAACAACAATTAAAAATTCGTGATGACCTTTTAGATTTAAATAGAGCTTTAGAATTAGATTCTTTACTTAAAGATATAAGAGTTCCAGGTGGTAGAACGTCAGAAGAAATTGCTCGTTTTGGAGAGGAGTCTGGACTCCCTAGTAGACATGATACAAAAGAATTAAAACTTTTTGGTTCAGTGCCATTTCAAAAACAAAAAGATTATGTGGATTTAATTTTAAAAGCGACCATTAAAGATGCACAGTCTAAAGGTATTGAGAAAGTAGGTATCTATCCCGGTAAACTTGTAACACAACGGTGGGGTAAAGATATTGATGGACCTGAGGGTAAAAAGTTTAAAGACCTATATGATAGAGTTGCTATTCAGCAAATGAAATCTATTGCCAAAAAATATGGAGGAACTGTTGATTTAGAAAAAATTATCAATCCAAATCTTTCTAATCGTGGTTTAACATACTATAAAAGAAGTCTTGATGGCGAATATGAATATTTAAAACAAGATCAACTAGCTCAAGGATTAGAGCCTGAAGAAGCACAATTATTTATTGATGAACAATTAAAAAGAAATGCAAATAGTTTAGGAGCTAATCAAGTAATTTATTCAAGAGAGATAGCACCAGGACAAACCATGGACTATTACGTCCAACCAAAGACTATAACGGAAACAACGGATACAGGCGGAACTATTGATTTTGAAGATTTTGAACTTGTTCCTCTAGGTCCAGGTGATGATAGAAATGCAGCACAGGTGTTAATTGAGGAATATAATCCACAAGAAATTCTAATACCTGTCTTGACTTTGCCTAAAACAGAGAAAAGTGCAAAGCCGTTTTTCCTTTACGGGAAAAAAGATGGTGGTAAAATTAGTAATGATGGGTTAGTTTCAATAACTGATATTTATGGAGATTATTAATGGTAGAAAAGTTTAATCCTACATCTGACTTACCTAAAATGGATCGTGTTGAACCAATTGGTCCAGGTGGCGGAGAGGATCTTGATGTTGAAGAAGTTGGTCAGGAAATAGAAGTAGATCAAATTAATGCACAACCAAACGTAGAGATTGTTGACGACGGTTCTGCAATTATAAATCCTATGGAGGAACAGCAACAACCTGCATCCTTCATGTCTAATTTAGCTGAAGTTTTAGACGAATCTTATCTTCAAGAAATTACAAATGATTTAGTTGACAAAATCGATAGTGATAAATCTTCTCGTGAAGATTGGGAACAAGCTTACACAAAAGGTTTAGATTTACTTGGGTTTAAATATGAGGAAAGAACTAGACCCTTTAGAGGTGCTGCATCTGTTAGTCATCCAATGTTAGCACAAGCTGTTACACAATTTCAGGCAATGGCTTATGTAGAACTTCTACCTAGTGATGGCCCTGTAAGAACACAAGTTGTTGGCGCAAACAATCCACAACTACAACAAGCTGCTGAGCGAGTCAAAGATTACATGAACTATGAGATTACTCACGTCATGGAAGATTAT